CGTCGTCCGTGTCGTCGTCGTCGGAGCCCCAGAGCGTATCGTCGCCCATGTTCTTGATTGAATTTGACGCAAAGAATTCGTGTGCGGGTTTTCCAGTGCGCCTCACCCAAAGTACGATGCACAGCAGTTCCATCGCCAACGAGTTGTCCAAAGACACGCTTGCTTGTCCCGTCGAAAGTCCACAACGCTTCGCAACCGTTATGCCTGTCGTCAGCTCGTGAATCGTGCCCCTCGTCAACGCCTCGAAGTTGCCGGAAATAAATTTTGCGATAGACGAGGCCTCTGGATGATTCGCGAACGCCTTAGTTCTGAGCGCTGCAACGCCCGCAATGAGCTCGTCAGGAAAGCTCGCGTCGGCGCCGGAAAGATCAACGACGCGCCACCACTTCCGCGTAGGCATCCGGCCCAACATGTCGTTGTAGCCTCCAGGTGACATGCGCATTCCAATCGCCCAGGGAGCATTCTCGTGTAACAACTTAGACCTCTTGTTCAGGTCGTAGTCGAAAACCATCTTGCGGAGATAAGCAGGGAGCGACTGCGCCACGATCGTGCGGACGGACGACGGGCGACTGTCATATTTCGAACGCGCCATAATAAAATTTTTAACGAACGCGTGATGGTGATCGTGACCGAAGGAACCGGTTGATAACATTTCGTCAACGAGACGAGGAACAGAAACGATCCAGCCGGAGTTTCGAAGATCAACTCGTCGGCGTAACACACGCGGACCGCTTTTTGAGAGCCACGTAGCTCCCTCGAAGGGGATACCGCAAGAGAACTTCCACACGAGATGGCGCGCGACCATCCGCGGGTCGGCTAAGCGGGCGTCTCGGAACATTTCAGGAACGTGTGCCACTAGCGCGTTAACGGCGTCATCGAGCTCAGGTATGTCAACGGGCGGTGAAGGCGTCCCGTAACGCGCAAGCGACGCAGCGATGTCTGCAGCGGTGGCGACGGCTACGCAATTTGCGCCTAGCTGAGCTTCCAACTCATCTACCGCTCGCGCAGCCCTGCCAGACGCGTAGTCGGTCATGTTGGGAATACGATTTCGCGCAAGGCGGCGGCTCCAGGCAGTAGCGGCTGGCCAGGAGGAGCATAACGATTCAAGTCGTCGGCCAACGCTTTCAAACCGGCTTCTCCGTACTGTTCGTACACTTCGACCTCATAGGACAGTCGTGACGTGAGCCAGCGGGAGTCAGGCATAGAGGCGATCCGTGGTGGTTGAAGCCCCCATGCAGCCTTGTCACGATCATAAGGAGAAGATGGTGCGTCGCACAGAGGTTTTTCGAGGTCCCAAACGTGTCCTAAGACCGCACCAACGAACCGTGAAGCGGAAACTGTCGCTCGTTGGAAGATGCCGTCAAGAAAAGCCATCGTCGTGACGCTGTCGGCGCCCATGCCTGACAAGGCCAGCGGAGGTGCTGGCGGACGGGCAGCGGCAGTGATTGTTGGTTCGGAATCAACAGGCGCCGGCTGTAAGAAAGCGTACCCCGGTGATCGTCTTTCCCATTGAACGCGGGCTTCGCAGCCGGTGGCAGGGCCGATACTCCCGTAAGCAACTTTCGAGACTGCGCGCACCTCTTCGACGGTGATCCGAAGATGAAATAGCCAGGCCACTCCGTTAATGTAACGCGTAAGGTCAGTGGTATCTGGCAATTCGTGATGGTCGAGTGTGACGTGTCTGAGGAAAGTGCGCAAATGAGTCTTACCGAGCATGCGAGGCATACCTTTGAACCCCAGACAATACCCGCAGTCGGAGTCCTTGACGAAGTCACCAGTTTTTACGCAACCGGCGTGAATGAGTGCGTATTGTACATCGCCC